CAACCTGTTAGAGCTATCTTTATCTAATAATTTATACTTTTTCATTTCTCTCTCCTGTTACAATTCCACACACTCTAGCATTTCCATCTACCCAAGCATTTGCACTCACCCAAGCATTTCCAAACACCCAAGCATTTCCTTGTACCCAAGCATTATCATACACTGTAGCATTTCCAAACACTTGAGCATTTCCTTGTACCCAAGCATTATCACACATTAAAACATTTCCAAACACTTGAGCATTTCCTGACACCCGAGCATTATCACACACCTTAGCATTTTCATACACACGAGCTTTTCCATATACACAAGCATTTCCTTGTATCCAAGAATTCCCGGACACCCGAACAGATTCATACAAATTAGCACCACTACACACATGAGCATTTCCATACACGTTAGCATTTCCACACACTTTAGCTTTATTAAACACTCGAGCATTTCCTGACACCCGAGCATTATCATACACCTTAGCATTTCCAATTACAAAAGCATCTTCAAACACCCAACAATTCCCTTCGTGACTTAAATTACCTTCATGTTCTACGAAACCTCCAATGTCTCCTTTCTTAATAATTCCAAAATCCCTTAATGCTTCTATTCTATATAACCCGTTAAAGCTGTCTTTTTCTAATAATTTATACTTCTTCATTTCATCCCCCTAAATCCAAATTGTTGCCACAAATTCTCTAATCTATCCAACGCATCGTTCAGTGATGCGTGTAAGGCTTTCCTACTCTCATACCCATAAATTCCTGTATTAAGCATTGATTTAATTTTCTCTATAAAATGTTCTGTTTCGCTGCATTGCTGTAGTAGTGTTTTCATTTTATTCTCCTTTAGTATAAGTATAATACATATTGAGTAATTGTCAAGAAAAAACTTATATTAATTTTCTTTTTCTGAAATATGCCATGACAGTGTTGTCACATTTAAACTCGTGTGGCCAATCTGTTTGTCCTATGCAAGGTATCTGTCGATGCTCGCACCCATTTGCTGCATGGATGATTGTAATGGGTGCGTTTATATGGGGCCATGTGCACTACATAATAGCTGAACATGTTCCACCATCATCTTACGTAAGTGTAAGTCACAATAGTGCCTAGCTATTCCACATGCGTCTTCATGCAATACAAATATGTTCATTATATGCTCTCCAAGTAGTTGTCAATTGCTTCCTGCTCAGTGCCTATTATTTGAGGGCCGGCATCGTAGTTAGTGTCAATACAGCTCCAATCTAGATGCCTGTAAGGTATTGATGGGTATTCCCAACACGTCACCAATTCAATATCCAATGTAGGTATTCTCCTCAAGATAGCAGCTTAGCAGCCACTAGTATTATAGTCCAGAATATGGTGGCCACAATGCCTGCTATTATAATTGACCCCTCATGTTCATTGTTCACGTCTAATAGTTGGTTCTCTATTCTTATTTCGTTCTCATTACACTCATGGTCAAACCATTCATGTTCATCGGCCACTAATCTGAAGCATTTGTGGCATTCTATTCGTGTGTCTCTCATGTTTGCTGCTCCTATTATGTTTCATAATTAAACTATAGTGTGCATTGTATAATTAATCAACTTTTGGAATGTAAATATAATGTAAAGGTTAATCCTCACCCCAACGTTCTTGGTTCAACACCAAGGAAGCAGCGATTGCCTGATTCACTTTGTGTTCTGCATCATCTTTATATTTAAATACATCATGGAAATCCACTCGAGCTTCTATCAGTATCCAAGCCTTGTATGTATATGCTGTCCCTCCTCTCATGTGTAATATAAATATAGACCATGTGTTAATATATGTCAATGTTGTAATTGGGATGAAACAGGTAAGTTGTTGATAAGTATAACACTAGCATCAAACATCTACCGCCGTTCACCCTTTATATGTTGGTGTGCGTAACTAATGTAGGAGAGGGGATCACACTGGCTGGTGACATAGGTAGTGCCGGCCCACACGTGGAATGACAGGCTTGTATGGCCGTTATAGAGGCACATCATAGGGACATGCCTGACAGTGTGCCAGACAGCGCACTGCATAGTTACACAATTAATTCTATCGAACGCAGTAAGATACTATACTGGGGGGGCCTCGAAACCAGTAGGAATAGGGGGGTGGCACCCAAAGTGCTCGTCGAGTCGCGAATCGGGCCGGGGTGTCAGTAAATGCTTTCTCTTAAACCTTAAAACAGCCGTTTTTCGTGCTAGAAATTCCAATGGTAATTCAACGAATTAGCATTTATCGTACTCCATAAAGGAGAATCTCCGTAAAATGTAATTTTTTTCGAGGAAGAAACTAGAGGGTTGTACATTTTTTGAACAGGCCCCCCATATGTAAATATTTTCATAAAAAGGGTTGACAAGATATATAGGGGTTGGTATAATAGTAACCATGGCCCCTGTGAAATTTTTAACCGGGCAGTTACCGTACAGTGGAGAGGAGAGTAAAATGTTAATAGTCGTAGGGTTTGTAGCCGGGGCAGTTGCGTGCTACCTGTTGAAAGACAAAGCAATTTCAGGCACGAAATTTATTTATCATAAAACACTTGACATTTTTAAAGAAATGTGATATTATAGTAGTTAAGGATAGAACTCAAGATCAGAAATCAACAAGGACGAAAAGGGGTAGGCTCTCCCTAGTGCAGCACTGATGCTAATCTAAACGCACTGAACAGAGCCCCTGAATTTGACGAGCCGCGGGCACCGGTCAAAAGGCAAGCGAAGGTGCCAAATTCCTTCGACCCCACACTCGGGGGTACTAGGGGGTCGTGAGGGGTGAGATGCCCTCTCTATTTAGAACGTAGTGATGAATTACTTAGTTTATTCATGAGGTTAGAAGGCTGATCTTAGATTCTATCCTTGGTGACAAATAGTTAGCCAGCCAAAAAATTGACGTTAAAGGTGGAAAGTTCGGCCACCCTCGAATGTAAGGAATATTAGGTTAGGTCAAGCAAGTGCCGGGGCTGGCAACATTTATATACACGCTCATTACTTCTACTATTCACTTAGTAGGGTGTGAGAGACACCTCGGGTATATCTCGAGGTTTTACATAAAAGGAATTATGTGGGATTTTTAGCACTATTGGGGCCACTCTTAAGTGGATTATTAACTCCAATACAAAACTACTTCAGCTATAAGCAAGAACTATCAAAAGCCAGTCAAGAATTGAAGCTGGCTCAAATTGCTGCAGATAAAGAAGTCATCATATCAGGAAACAAGGCAGACACCGACCAACGTTCCCTATACATTAATTCTATTTCCCAAAGTTTTAGACAAGGCACTTTTTATTGGTTTTCTGCCATAATATTATATTCAATCATATTCCCAAGTAAGGCTCAAGCCCTATGGAATAATTTTGAGCTAATACCTCAATGGGTGCAATACATTTACATGGCAATGCTTTCTGTAACTTGGGGACTTCCCATAGCTAAAGAAAATATAGGGCTCCTATTCTCCTCTATTGGAACAGCAGTGGCAGGGAGACGTGAATTTAAAATACAGAAGCTACAAGTGATAAATGAAGCTAAAGTGGCCGAGAAGCTACGAGAAACAATCTTCAAAGCAGGCATGACACAGTCTCAATGGGAAGCTGTACAGGATGCCATAAAAGCAGGGCAAGACAGTTAACACGGTGCCTCCCTCTAACGTCAGTTAGCGTCACGGAGGCATTTTCTATTAAGTAATAACAAAAAATAGGATACACATGGATTGGGACATTTTAAAAGGAATAATAACGTGGCTCGTATATCCTCTTTTATGTATAGTTGGATGGTTTCTTAAACAGAAATCGGTGGAGATAGAGTCAATGAAGCTAGATATACACTCACTAAAGACACAACAAGCTGTTACAGAATCTCAAGTACAAGACTTAAGAGCAGATATTAAAGATTTGTCTCAATTAGTTAAAGACGTTGAGAAATGTATTGTTGAAGACATTAAAGAGCTTCGCATAGACATTAAGAGTTTCAAACGATGAATGTAATAACAGTGGAGTCCAAGAAGGGTGCTCCAGCTTTATACACTACAAATATGTGTCAACAAATAATAGACATAGCATCTCAAGGTGGACACATTCCAGCCATGATGGATGCTATAGGAATTAAGTCGAAAGACACCTGGTATAGGTGGCAAAAAGAATACCCAGAATTTAAAGATGCAGTGAACCAAGCTGAGATAAAGAGTCAGGCTTTCTATGAGCACTTAGGGCTTAAAGCATTGTTAGGGGAAATACCTCATTTTAGTGCTACAACATATGCCCTCATAATGAATAACAAATTTGGTAACGAATATAAGCGTAATGCGTCTTCGACAGAAGTGACTATTACAAATAACACTCTCAACTTAACCTCCGAGCAAGTGACAGAAAAGATAGCTCAAAAGATGGAAAAGTTAAAATCTCTAGGTGTGGATATTGAACACGTTCCTTAAAGAGCAAGAAGAGCTTTTAGAGCTTTTAGAATATAAAGAAAAAGAACTCCATTATAATAGGAAGGCAGCTCTATTTCCAGATACAGGGCCATATCGTAGAGAGCTATATAAGGCTCATATAGAGTTTATAAACGCTTCACTAAACCACAGCCAGCTAGCTTTTGTAGCAGCTAACAGAACAGGTAAAACGAAGACAGGTGCCTATATAATGGCATGTCACCTAACAGGTGAATATCCCACATGGTGGGAAGGCCGTAAATATTTAAATGCTGTAGATGCTTGGGCATCAGGCAAGACAAACCAAAAGACAAAAGAAATTATACAATTGGAACTACTAGGGCCAGATAGTGATACAGGCTCAGGCATGATACCCAAAGATAAGATAATAAGAATTACTAAGAAGCCGGGAGTGGCAGACGCTGTAGAAACAGTGACAGTGGCCCATAAATCAGGTGGAACAAGTGTCCTAACATTTAAATCTTATGAACAAGGAAGGGATGGATTCGAAGGCACCAAGAAACAAGTTATTTGGCTCGACGAAGAACCAGCAGACCCCAGCATCTATTCTGAGTGTTTAATACGTACAGCAGATGCACACAGACCGGGTATTATATATTGTACGTTCACACCATTATATGGGCTTTCACCTGTTGTAATGATGTTCCTACCCAACGGAAAGCCTACACCTAACGGCAAGGTTCCAGGGAACGACGACATGTTTTCTGTAATGACAACATGGGATGACGTACCTCATCTTACAGCCTTCGATAAGAAACGCTTGTGGGATGGATGTTTGCCTCATGAACGTGAAGCTCGCTCTAGAGGTATTCCCTCTTTAGGTGCTGGAGCAATTTATCCATATCTAGAAGAGGATATAACGTGTGCTCCATTCCAGATTCCAGTGTGGTGGCCCAAGGTTTATGGCATGGATACTGGCTGGTCAAGAACAGCAGCCTGTTGGTTGGCCCAAGACCCCGACACTAAGATTGTATATGCTTATAGTGAACATTACATGGGGGGCGAAATGCCTCCAATACACGCATCGGCAATTAAGAAACGTGGAGATTGGATAATAGGTGCAGCAGACCCAGCAGGTGCTAACATATCAGACGGTAAAAAGATATTTGATTTGTATTTAGAAGAAGGGCTTAATTTAGTTAAAGCCGAGAAAGAAGATAGAGAAGGAGGCATCCTCAAAGTGAGTCAATTCATGGCTACAGGGATGTTTAAAATATTTACCACCCTTACAAACCTATTAGATGAACTACGAGTATATCGAAGAGACGAGAGTGGTAAGATTATTAAGAAAAAAGACCACTTACTAGACGCTATGAGATATGCCCTCACTACAGGCATTAACTATATGACACTTCCAGAAGACCCTGACGCTGAAGAGCAACACTCGTCTTTAGGTCAAGACTCATACACAGGATATTAATTAATGGTTTCTTTAAAACAGCTTAAAAAGTCTAACAACATTGCAGACCTATTAGAAAATTCCGAACTACTAAAAATAGGTATGGAAGCATATAGTGGATATGAAATTGATGAAGCTTCTAGGCAAGACTGGAATGAAATAGTCAAAGAAGCCTTAGATATAGCTAAACAAGTGATGAAAAAGAAGAGTTTTCCTTGGGAAAATGCTTCAAATATTAAATTTCCTTTAATAGCTCAAGCCAGTATTGACTATGCAGCTAGAACAATGCCTGAAATCATTCAAAATGACAAGATTGTTAAAGCAGTGGTGATAGGCTTAGACCCAGATAAGAAGAAATACCAAAGAGCGAACAGAATTTCAACATTTATGTCATACCAATTAGTGGAGCAATCCATGGGTTGGGAAGATGGCACAGACATGTTGCTTCAAGTGCTTCCTATATTGGGAACAGTGTTCAAGAAAACATACTATGATGAAGTAGAACAGTATAATTGCTCAGAATTATGTATTCCAGATAAAATAGTTATTAATTATGAAACTCAAAGCTTGGAAAAAGCAAGACGCATATCACATTTAATCACTTTATATGATAACGACATCATCGAACGCCAACGCATGGGGTTGTTTGTAGAATGTGAACTAAGCGAATTAAGCGAAAACAATTCAGACGAAGATGCAGACTCAGGTAAAGAGTTTATTGAACAACATTGTTACTTAGATTTAGATGACGATGGATATAAAGAACCATACATTGTAACACTACATAAAGAATCTAAGAAAGTGCTAAGAATAGTAAATAGATTTGGTAAAATCAAAAAGAATAAAGATGATGAAGTAATCAATATTAAGCCTGTCCAATATTTCACTGATTTCCACTTCATACGTTCGCCGGATGGCGGGTTTTATAGTATGGGATTTGGTAGCTTATTGCTCCCAATTAATAAAGCTATTAACTCGTTAATCAATCAGCTTATAGACAGTGGAACATTGAATAACATGCAAGGAGGCATAATAGGTCGCAGCTTGCGCATGAAACAAGGTAAGATAGAATTCAAAATGGGACAATGGCAGACACTTGATGCTGCTAACGGTGATGATATTCGTAAGAGTATATTCCCGTGGCCCACTAAAGAGCCATCAGGCACCCTCTATCAGCTTTTAAACCTTTTAATGCAGGTGGGTAAGGACTTATCCTCAACTACCGATGTAATGCAAGGTAAGCAGCCTACGCAGAATGTATCAAGTGTGACACAAGCTCAACAAATAGAACAAGGCACTAAAGTGTTCGTTGCTATTAACAAACGCTTGTATCGTTCACTTAAAAAAGAATATAGAAAGCTCTACGACCTCAACGCTAAATACTTAAGCCAAGCAGAATACTTCGAAGTGCTCGATGACCCTGAAGCAGACGTTAAAGTTGACTTCTCCGAAAAAGGTGTAGATGTAATTCCTGTTGCTGACCCAACAGTTAGTACAGAAACACAAAGAGTGGCACGTGCTGGATTGTTCCAACAACTTAGAACAGCAGACCCAAGACAGGCTGATATATTAATGTTAGAAGCTATGAACATGACCCAGTCTGTAATAGATATACTACTACCTCAACAAGACCCAAATGCTCCTCCGCCTCCTGAAGCTCAGAAGATACAGGCAGAGATACAAATGCTACAAGCACAAATAGCTCAAATGTCAGCATTAGCTACCTTAGAAGCTGAGAAGAACCAAATGTCAGCACTTAAGATGCAACAAGACCTTCAAGAATCAGATTCACGTATTAACGAGTCTGTAGCTAGAGCGTGGAAAATGCAACAAGATGCGTTAGACAACATGAAGAAGCTAGCGATTGTTCAAACTAAGATGACCTCTGAGCAACAACATAGAGGCATGGAAATAATGCATAAAGTGGACAATGAACAAGCTAAAACAATGATGGAAGCTCATAGGATTAAGTTGGACACCGACTTAGGAATGTCTAAAGCAGACGTGGAACAAGCTAGAACAATGATAGATGCACATAAAGTGAAAACCGAGAAGGAGAAGAAAGTTGAGTGATATTACACATGCAGATTTCATAGCGTGGAAACACGATAAAGTGACAAAACTTATATTTCAGGATTTAGAAGCTGCTAGAGACACGTGTCTTGATAGAATGACATCTTCTGACAATCTAGACAATCCAAACGGCCTGTTGTATTTAAACAGACTTAGAGGATATATAGATGCAATTAATGAGTTTACAAGTTTGGATTTAAAAGAGTTAATAACTAGTGAAGAGGAAGACAGTGATGAGGAAAGCTAAACCTTTAACATGGAAAATCTTAGTTAAAACTAAGAAAACTATGACAGCGTCAGGAATCATCCTTACGCAAACAGAGGAACAAGCGTCTGTAGAGTGTTATGTTTTAGAAGTGGGTAAAAATGCATTCAGCGACATAGGAGATGGAAAGTCACAATGCAAAGTCGGAGATTTAGTAGTAATTTCAAGATATAGTGGCACCCTAGTAGATATGGGGGATAAAGATAATGTGTATAGAATTATAAACGATAAGGACATACATGCAGTGTACGAAGGAGAAGGTTTAGATGACTGATGACGAAATGGTAACACCTGTGGCCCCTTTAGACGCGTTAGCTTCTGAATATGGCTGGAAACCCGAAGGAGAGAAAACCTCTGAGGAATATATTAAAGTTGCAATGGAGAAATTCCCAGAGCAATCTAAGAAAATTAAACAACTGTTTCAATCTGTAGAGGACTTAAAAGTTCACGTAGGTAAAGCAGAAAAAGTGGCTTATGAGCGCGCTAAATCTGAATTAGAGCAGCAACGTAAACAAGCTATTAAACAAGGTGATGTAGAATTGGTGACACAAATAGAGCAAGCGCAAGCTGAAATTAAGCCCGTCTCTCTAGAAACACACCAAAGCTCACCTGAGGTAGACCCTGCTATTGCAGCATTTGAATCTAAATATTCATCAATGCTCACAGGCACCTCATTTGAAGATTTACAAGTGCAAGAATGGCTTGAATCCCACGGAAAAACAATAGGGCAGAAATTTAAATTGCCTGTTGATAAACACATGGAAATGCTAGAAGAGCACATGAAAAAGAAATTCTCAAGTTATTTTGAGGAAAACGAAGATGATGAACAAGTGGTTTCTCCTGTATCAGGTTCAAGAGGAGGAGCTATTAAGAAGGGAAAAACCCCCACATACAATGATTTGTCCTCTCATCAAAAAGACACAGCAAATAGATTTGAGAGACAAGGAATAATGACAAAGGAAGAATATATAGCAGATTTAGTTAAATATGGAGATATTTAAGATGAGTAAAGACCCTAGAAGTCCAAGAGATAGTGTTAGAGAAGAAGTTAGAATGGAAAGAGTTCCAATAGAAAAACAAAGTGTTCTGTTATCAAAAACACCTGAAGGCCGAAAGGGCATGTGGGTGAATGAGTTTCCAGGACAAGTAGAAAGATACCAGTTAGCTGGTTGGAGAGTGGAACAAGACCCAAATTTCAAGTCTCATGAGGGACAAGTGCAATTTGGAACACAGATGGATAGTGTTGTTAGAAGGGTGGTGACTAAAGACCCTTTAGCACAGTGCAAAACTGCAGTGTGGATGACAATTCCATTGGAATTTTACGAAGAAGACCACCAAACACACCAAAAGTCAATAGATGATAGGATGGACAATCTTACAGCTAAACGTCCTGGTGAGTACGGTGGTGTTGAAATATCAAATTAACATTAATTAAGAGAGAAAATTAAATGGCTAATAAAGACGCTCCATTCGGCTTCTTGCCTCTTGATGGTAACCTTAGGGTTCGCCAATATTGGAAAGACACCACGGCAGGCATCATCACAGTAGGTGATCCTGTAATACGAGTAACCTCCTCATCAGACGATAATGGCTACCCTGAAATCGTTAGAGCAACCACAGGTGCAGCAATCACTGGTGTTGTAGTGGCAATCGCACCTAAGGTTGACAACTTAAACCTTTCAAATTGCTTACTAGCAGCCGACACAGGATATGTGCTCGTAGCAGATGACCCCGATCAAAAGTTTATTGTTCAAGATAATGGTGGTGCCACCACTATCACTAAAGCAATGATAGGCAATCACATAGATAGCGTAACTGCTCTAGATGGAAATACCACTTTTGGTCGTTCCAACTATGAAATCGACACAGAAGCTAAAGCCACTGGTAACACCTGGAGAATTGAAGGTAAGTATGACCAGATAGGTAACGAATATGGTGCAAATTGCATCCACATCGTAAAAGCTAATTTACACACTGAAGTTAACGCTTCTGCTACTACTTTGACGGAGGTATAATCTAATGTCATCAGCTATATTTACTACAGGGCGCGAAAGTAAATCATTAATGCCCGGAGTTCGAAAGTTTTTCGGAGCAGGGTATGATAGGTATGCACCTGAATACACTAAGATATTTGATGTAATGACTTCAGATAAGAATTTTGAAGATATGGTGAACCAATACGGAATGGGCCTAGGTGCTATTATACCTGAAGGTACAGACGTTGGGTTTGATTATATTGGAAATGGACCACAGAAAAGGTTTGTACACGTTAAATATGGTAAAGGATTCATCATCACTGAAGAAGCCATTGCCGACAACGTATACATGAATCCTATGCAAATGGCTTCTAAATCCATGGGCGAAGGAATGAGACAAACCAAGGAAACTGTTCACGCCAACATTCTTAATAGGGCTAACAACAGCTCCTATTTAGGATATGACGGTGTTGAGTTTTCATCTGCTGTTCACGTAAGGTCTAAAGGAGGCACATATTCTAACGAAGCTGCTGCTGCTTCCAACCTCAACGAGCTGGCTTTAGAACAGGCTGTTATTGATATAAGTAAGTTTAAGGATGATGCAGGTTTAAACCTTCAAGCATTTGGTGAGTTGCTTATAATTCCAGCTGACTTACAATTTGAAGCTATTCGTATTTTAAAATCTGAGCTTAAGAATGACACTGCTGAAAACGCCATTAATGCTATAAGGCACAATGGTGGAATGCAGTTCACTATCAATCACTACCTCTCTTCCACTTCTAAATGGTTTATCAAAACCAGTGTGCAAGATAGTTTGATTTCGTTCCAACGGTCTCCTATAAAGATTGTTGACGACACCGATTTCAACAGCTCTAATTACAAGTACAAAATGACCGAAAGATATTCCTGTTCTTGGTGCAATCCAATGGGCATGTATTTCAACGGCGAATAATCAAACAATTACAATTATAACCGCTGTGAATATCCCCTTCGGGGGATATTTATATGTTATACCCTACACGGGTTAATTTGGAGAATTAAATGGGTAGAATGTCAAGGTATGATAATGGGTTTAGCTCAGGATTATTACTAAGAAACAAGCCAGTGCATGAAAGTGCCCCTGGTAAAGTATTTTGGGTAGGCAACAACGCCACTCTTTTAGAAGGAGAAGCTGTAGCTGCTGATACGAATTTAAATGGTAAAGGAGGCACGTTTTTAAAACCGTTTGCCACACTAGACTATGCTATTGGACAATGTGCTGCCAACCGTGGTGATATTATATACATTCGTCCTGGATATACACAATCTATGACAGCTGCCGATGCAGTGGACGTAGACGTTGCGGGTGTGAGCATTATAGGATTGGGTAGAGGTTCGAAAAGAGCTAAGTTTATTTATGATAATAGTGCCGGAGAGTTTGTTATAGGTGCTGCAGACGTATATATTGAGAACTTATGGTTTGTTCCATCTGTTACAGGTATTACTAAAGCAATTGATATTGAAGCTGCTGGAGACGACTACTCCATTGTAAACTGTCGATTTGGCGATGCAGAAGCTGCGGGCACTGATGAGTTTAACAAGTGCATCATTCACCCTATCACTGTAAGCAGAGGCCTTATACAAAGCAACTACTTCGATATGGGGGAAGCAGGTGCAGTTACATGTATAGAGGTAGCAACTCCTGATGAAATTCATATTTTAGACAACCACATTGTAGGTGACTATAGTACAGGGTGTATTGTTAACATCACTGCTGCAGGTAAGAGCATGAATGTTGGCCGAAACACGATAATCAATGGTGTTAAGAGCGGGTTAAATGCTGTACCTGCAATTGTTAACGTAGCAGGTAACGAGCTTAACTTATGGGACAACTACATAGGTTCAGACGTCGCCACTTTTGCTTTGATGATAACCAACTACACCTCTGGACTCAATCTAGGTAATAGATATACAGATGACGTAGGTGGTGCAACTACAGCCGTAGATAGGTCTGCTTCTGTAGTAGCTGCAGCTGACGCTTAATATTTTAGTTTCAACACCCAGGGGGGTTTCCCTTGGGTGTTTTTATTAAATTTTCATGGAAATTAAACTATGCCCAATACAAAAGTTCAAAGAACCCTTCATGGTTCTGCGTCGTCTCGGAAAGTTGTCCGATTGATACATATAGTGTCTGATGGTTCTGAAGAAACAGATTTAGTAGTGTATGACAATTCCACCCTCATAGCGGATGTCACTAGAGGACGCGTAATGAGAGTGCAGGCCACTGGCAGTTCGTGCACGTGTCGCCTTGAATGGGATCAAACAACAGATAGTCCTGTGTGCTCTTTCGACCCCGTTAGCGGTGTGGATTTAGACTTCTGTTGCTTCGGAGGCGTTAGCAATCCCAACGAAACAGGAGCCACAGGAGATTTAACACTCACTACAGCCGGATTAGATTCTGGTGATGAATTGGTAATAATTATAGAAATCAACCAAGAGTAATGCCCATGAGGAAGCAGTCTATAGGAAGAGATTATGTCAATGTAATTTGTGACGTGTGCTTAGGCAAATATCACTCTAAGGATGTATCTCTCATCACCGACAAGCATAACTTCCAATATGGACAGGTGGTGTGCTCGGGATGTAAAGATGAGGTGAACGAACAGGTGTTCCCTCTCACCTCGAGAGAACGTCCTATATCATCTCCTGAAACATTGAGGCCTCCAAAGGCCGTAACAACAATAGTGAACGCCAACGACGATAGACTTCCTAGCGCTCCTAGAGAGCCCTTTTGTCAAGTGAATCCAATAGACAATTATGTTGATTTATTCTGGCAAGGCCCTTTAGACACTGGGTCTTCTGCCATTTTAGGATATAAGATTGTTAGAGCAAGTCAACTTATCCAAGTGTTCTCCACAATATCAGATAACACAAATAGTGGAGCTACATATTATACAGACACTACATCAGACGTGGACTTAAGATATATATACAAAGTGGCAGCTATAACTAGTTTCGGAACAGGGCCATATTCAGAAGAATTCTATTGGCCTAAAGATACAAGCCCTCTAACTTACACAAGATATTTAATAATTACACCACAAACTAAAGTCTTAATAATAGGCAGTGATGTTTTAAATGTGACAGGAATCTAATATGACAGATACAATCACTATACAAGAATTGAAAACCTCCAACAACTTAAGCAGCATACAAGACGGCGACCAGCTTCTTGGTGAGCGAGTTGACGGAACAGGTGGAGTAATAACATTTAACGGAGTGGTGTATGACGCCGATTTCTCAACTAATGGTCTCATGGCACGCACTGCGTCGGCAACTTATGCGAATCGCACTATCACTGGCACTACTAATTATATTGACGTGTCTAATGGTGATGGGGTGTCTGGTAACCCTACACTCACTATATCGGCTACTTATGCAGGTGGAACATCAATTGCTTCGTTGGGCACTGTTACAGTGGGCACATGGAACGCATCCGTAGTTGGAATGACGTATGGTGGGTCAGGCAAAGCTTTAACAGCTTCTGATGGGGGCATTGTATATACAGACGCTGATAGCATGGAAGTGCTTTCAGGAACAGCTACAGCAAACAAGATATTATTAAGTGGCTCATCAACAGCCCCTGTTTGGTCGACCCCCACATTTCCTAACGCCTCAGCAACAGCTGGTAAAGTGATAGTGTCTGATGGCACCAATTGGATTGCCTCTACAAGCATATATCCTAACACTGTCGGAACATCCGGCAAATTAATACGTTCAGACGGAACATCCAACGCTTATACAACGTCTACATTCGCCGATACCTATGCTGCCAGTGTCTTACTATATAGCAATGGGGCAAACACCGTCACGGGGCTAGCAACAGCCAATAGTGGGGTGCTCGTAACATCTGGAGCCGGAGTGCCTAGTATTAGTACAGATATTCCTACAGCAGTGACAATAGGGTCGGCATATGTGTACCGGGCAAGTGGTACAGATGTCCCCATCACAGATGGAGGCACTGGCGTTTCTACAATGACAACAGCTTATGCTCCTGTGTGTGCTGGAACAACAGCAACAGGCGCTCTTCAAGTGGCTTCTACAGGACTAAGCACGGCAGGATACGTGCTCACCTCTAATGGAGCGTCCGCTGTTCCTTCTTTCCAAGCAGCTTCTGTTGCAGGGGTGGTTACTTGGAGTGCTGCAGCGGGCACCACTCAAGCAGCTGCTGTTAATAATGGATATGTAACAACCAATGCAGCTCAATGTAATATAACACTTCCAGGCACTTGTGCTGTAGGAGACAGTGTGGCCGTAACAGGACAAGGTGCAGGAGGTTGGAAATTTACAGCTAATTCAGGGCAGACAATAAATGTAGGTTCTGTAGCCTCATCAACAGCGGGTTCAATGGCATCTAACAATAGATATGACGGTGCTCGAGTGTTGTGTGTTGTAGCTAACACTACATGGAACTTAATTGAAGGTGTTTCTGCTGGATACACAATAGTTTAGGAGGAATACATGCCTGTTAATAATAAAGCTAACAACACCAATATTCTAACAGCTTGGACTGCTTACACTCCTACGTTCACTGGATATGGCACCGTCACTTCCGTTCAATTTTGGAGTAGACGCGTAGGAGATTGTCTAGAGGTGAGGGGAAGTTGGGTGTGTGGCACCCCTACAGCAGTGGAGGCGCGCATCACCATAGGATACAATGGAACCTCTGCTAACGTTTCTTCAGACGCTACGATTGTACCCTCCATTAGGGTAGCAGGAAATCAAGGCACGAGCGTATCGTTGGAGACAAGTGCTCACTGCTTAATAGAATCAGGTGTGAGCTATCTAACTAGTTCTTCACAAGCGTCAGGTAGAAATGGATTATCAAAAGCGTTAGCAACGGTGCTTTATTCAGCAAGCTCTACAGGGAAACTCCACGCTAAAGTTCCCGTCACCACTTGGCCATAGAGGATAGAAAATGTCAACTAATAACGCAATTAATAATGTAATAAGTAGTTGGGTGGCATACACTCCTACGTTTACAGGATTTGGCACAGCCACTTCCATTTCTTTTTTCTCTCGACGAGTGGGAGATGTTCTCCAGATAGTGGGGAAATTTACAGCAGGTACCACAACATCAACTGAAGCTCGTATCACCATAGGATACGATGGAACATCAGCTAACGTTAATTCCTCGTCCACTGTAATAACGGCTATACAAATATGTGGAACATCTGTTCAAAGCTTCACTGGTGCCACATTCATCAGTCCTCTAATTGAATCTAATGTGAGCTACTTAACCTTTGGCATGCAAGCAGCAGCTAGTTCAGGGCTCACTAAAGTTAATGGGTCTACGTTAATGTCCACCGGACAAACATTATCGTTCCTTGCAGAAGTTCCTGTAACTACATGGGTGTAACATGAAAATTAAAATCACTAAGCTATTAACAAATCAAGGTATTTTTGACTATTACTTCACAGACCTCACCCCCAATTATACGGTGGCAGGTGCTGCAGAGGTGAACACTAAAATAATAAACATCCCAGATATTATTGTAAAAATATTAACTCTTGCAGGAAACACAAGGTCTCAAATAGCCTGCAATATATATGAGTCAGAATGGAGAGACGGGTTTATACAGCAACTTAATACCCTATCTGGAGGATATGTGTAATGGCGACATCAGGTTCAATAAATTTTACACAAACGTGCAATGAAGTGATATTAGACGCTCTTCAATTGATAGGTGCTTATGGTATAGGGTTTACAGTTTCTGCTGAAGATATGACCTTCGCTCGCAGCATGTTAAATAAAATGGTGAAAGCGTGGGCCACCAGAGGGCTCCACCTGTTCACTAAAGAAGAGGGGGTGCTTTATTTAACCCCTGGTGTGAATGAATATATCATCGGCTCTACAGCAAAAGCCACACTAGCATCTGACGAAGTGACCACATCCCTCAACGGAGCGTTAGCTGCCTCGGCTACGAGTGTTACAGTGGATTCTACAACAAGCATGACTGTAGCTGATGTAATTGGCATAGTGTTAACAGATAAAACAATACATTGGACAACAATTGCCACTATTCCCTCATCCACCACACTAACATTAACAACAGGTGTGACGGGGGCAGCAGCAGACAACAACCTAGTGTTCACATACACCACTGCCATGCCTAGGATATTAAGAGTGCTTAATGCTCGAAGGCGCACGGGTATTGGAGACACATTGACGGATATAGCAATCTCCACAATAGCCTATCAAGAATATCAACAGCTACCCACTAAAAGCACCCAAACAGTTCCCACACAATGTGTGTATAAGCCTGGAAGTAGCTACGGTAGTATGTACATATGGGGCGCTTCCTCTACAGGAGAAGAACGCATAATGTTTACATATGAGCGAGTGATTGAGGATTTAGACAGCACGTCAGACAATTTTGATTTTCCCCCTGAATGGCTTGAGACATTAACATATCAATTAGCTGTTAGACTTGCTCGTCCCTTTGGGAAACCTTCAGCTATGAACGACCTATTACCCTTAGCCGAATCAATGCTCAATAATCTATTAGATTGGGATTCCGAGGTGGCTTCCATTGATTTCTGCCCAGTGACGAGAGGTTATTAATGATTATTCCATTATGTGGGGCTGCATATAAGCACCCCTCCATTGACGTCAACTATCAAAGATGTGTTAACATGTTCCCTACTGGAGCAGGTCCTGATGGCAGAGGAAAATTTACACTACTTCCCACTGCAGGGCTACTGCAGCTTATAGATTTAGGTGCCGACCCTATAAGATG